ATTTCAAATGTTCGCGCTATGAAAAGATTGGCAGGTGCACTTAATGAGTATTTGAAAGCTTATCAAAAACTTGGAGGAAAAATTGAGTAAGTTATCAGAATCTGTAAAAGCAATGCAGGAAGAGGATAAAAAGAAAAATCTTGAAGAACACTTTACAACAGATGAAAACAAAGCAGCCTTTATGAAGGCTCTTTATGAAAAGATTTCAAATGTTGAGTTTGATGTACTTCAGTCTCCTGATGCTTTCTATATTGAAGTTTATCCGTTTATGAACTTTGATAAGACATTGGTTGTAAAAATCAAAAAGGCAAGAACAACCGCATTTGAAATTGGCTTATTCCCTAACGGAAAGCAGGCTGCTTATCTTGTTGGCAAATATCCTATCGTAACTGATGCAATCGGTACTGACGAAGATGGATATGTTGACATCAGTGAATTGACATATTACTGTGAAAAGACAGCAAAGGACTTTCCAGTTGCAAAAGAAAAGTCAACATTAAACAAAGAAATTGATGAAGGTTTCAAAAACCCAAAAGTCAAATCAACTGACGGCAACGGACGAGTATCTTTAGGTGGTGAAACGCTTGAAGAGGATGTTGCTTTCAACGAATGGATGCATAAACGCTTCAAATAAAACAAGGCGGCCTTTGAGCCGCCTTTATTATTTTTAATGGAATCCCATATTTTTAATTAAAAGTTTTTGCTTTTTTAACTCGCCTTCATAGGTTCTTTCTTTTTCTTTTAATGGGTCCCAGACGTGGAATGGGATATATTCATTTTCATAAGTATCAAGCAAATGCAAGTTACCTGCAATACAGTCGGTAATATCTTTTGCATTACTTCCAACTTTACTGAATTGCCAACTCTGTTCAGTGTACTCACATCCAGGAAGACAGAACTCATCACTATAAACATTTTCACCGTTCATATGATCTATCTTTGTTGTTCCTGTCGTCTTTCGTTTAACCATTTGTAAAGCAAGCAAGTTGTTCTTTACCATAACGGATTTGCCACAGTAATATCTTTTATGAATTACATAGTCAACAAGTGACAAGTAAGGCGCGTTATTTTTATCGACTGAAACATAATCAACTTCAATACCTGCACGCTCCAATGATTGCATCATAGCTCTTGACTGGAATGAGTCGAATGACACGTGACGAATGTTCATATTGCCAAGTCGAATTAAGTCAAGAATAAAGAACTTGAAAGCATCCAAGTTAATCATACCACCTTTAGGGATAACAGGAACAACCATATCAGTAACATAAACTTTCAAAGGCTGTCCTTGTGTATCAAGTCGCACTTTATCTCTTTCAACGTGACTTATCGCAATACCTGCGGTATCGCCTGAGATAGCCAAGTCGATTGATGCTGCACGAGGTAAAGACGGTTCATAATAGAAATAATATTTGCCAAGAATCTTATTAAAGAACTTATCTTTAACTTGATTCCAAATCAAATGTTCAGGCTCATCTTCAGTTTTTGCAATAATTGTTGAGTAAATGTTTTTAAGATTATTGTCAAACGCGTGATCTATCCATTCTTTATTGTAAATCAAACGGTCAGCTGCACCAGAAGGAATACCTGCTTGGTCTCGTAAGAAGTTGATTGGAGATTCTTCAGCGTTGTCTTTGAATGAAACGACACCGTTTGAAGTAATCTGATTCATTGGAGCCCATTCAATATCTTGTGGGTTGTAAGCAGTCAATTCACTTTCAGTTTCAATAACTTTAGGAGGCTGTCCATCACCGCCCTTAAACACTGGGAATGCGTGAACAAAGTCTTTCTTAAGGTTGATAGGCTGCTTCCAATCTGTTCGAGGTGTTTCCCAAGCAGTTGGGAATTCTTTTGGAAAGTACTTCCATCTTGAGCCTGTAACGATATAATTCTTTTTATTCTTTTTTGTACCACTGTCCCAAATCCATTCATCAATAGGACTTTCAAGTGAGTTTGGCTGAGAGTCGATAATGAACCGTCCGTAATAATTACCTTTCATACGGTTATCAATTCTTTTACGAAGTTTTGTAAAGAATGTAAAGATTTTGTCATCTGACCAACCATTTTCTGAGAACATTGTCAATTCGGAAATTACTGCCGAAATGATGTTCTGTCCCAAGATAGAACCTGCACCATTGATAATTTTATAGTTTACACCGTTCTGCATTGCAAGCGCAGATGTTGGTGTTGATGTTGTCCAGTGAATACAGTCACTTATGTCTTCAGCTGAGGCGTCAACCAAATCTTGGTGTGTACGAACTCGTTGGAAATAAGGAGCGCCTTCAAGAATCTGAGTAAAAGGCTCAAGTAACAATTCTGATGCTTTCTTTTGGTTCCAACCGCCCAAACATTGAGTAAAGATTGAAGACATAGCCATACCAAAGAAACGATATGGATGCCACATCATTGCATAGTGAACTGAAATGTAAAGCTGTGCAAGGGTAGAAAGTGTTGACTTACCCCAACCGATACATTGTGTAAGAACCAAAGTTCGATAAGGTTTAAGTGGGTCGAAGAACTCACAGAAAATATCAATAAGAGGTTTGTGCAAAGCTTCAGCCTGTGCGCCGATAAACTTTTCTTGTAAGAACTCTTCAGGTGTTGGCGGTCTACATTTGAAATTAAGACGCCAAGCATTGTTCATTAAATCACCTTTAGCTGCATCAGCCAAAGTATTTGTTTTAATTGCCCATTCAAGATAAGCTTTAATTGCAGGGAAGTTCAGAGCTTGGAACTCTGGTCTTTCCATAGCTTTAGGATCACCTGCTAAAATGTCTCGTAAGATACTTGCAACATTATTTATGTTTTGATTGAAATCTGCCTTACCTAAAGTAAGTATTTGATCTGCAGGTTGCTGTGGCATTTCAAGATTTTGCTTATAAAAATCTTTATCCACATTTGTGTCATCGACTTGCATTGACCAAGGATTGGTTGCTTGAATAACAGGAACATCATCACCTGCCATCCAATGTTTCTTTTCATCTTTAGTCATTACAACATCTTTATCTTCAGTATAAAGTGGTGCATTCGGGTCTTCATCATACTTACTTATACCCGATTCACCTGGAAGAATAATATTCATTTGTCATCTCCTCCAATGTCGATTATAAACCGCCACGCATTACTGCTAACGCCATTGAAGTTGCACACTTCTCCCACTTCTCTGCAACTTTCTGTTCAAGACTGTCTGCACGAGATGTGTACATTGAATAATCAATGTTACCTGGGAGGTCGCTTTTAACCATTGAACGCAACATACCAATGTTTCTTAAAACATAAGCTTTACAAATATTGCGGAAGTCTGTTCTCATTGAAAACTTAATATCGTCAAAATCATATGACGCACATAGCCATTTTATACATACGGCTCCGCCAGTTGTTGAGTATCCTGTAGCGTATTTTTTGCCGTTTTCTTTTATTGTCTTCACGTGCTCGCGACGGAAGTAATTCAAATATCCTTGATTTGCTGCAAGTGCTTGCAAAGCAGCATCTCTGTTATGAAGTCCTACGAAGCCTGGGACAGGTTTTCGATATGAAACACCTGAGCCAAAACTGCTTCCTGATGCTCCGCCATAAATCATTTGTTCACGGTATAATGAGAAGGCACCTGCCCCGTAACCTGCGTTACTTCCTGCAGCGCCTAATACATAATAAGGAACACAAGCAAAAGCTCCTTCTGGGAATTCTTTTTTGAACGAACCGCCTGCACTTATATTGCCAACTGATTCTTCTTTTATAATTGGGAAATATCCGAAGTAATAATCCATTGCTGGTTTAATGCAATATTGACGAATAGCATTTCCTGTAAGTTCAAGTTCATCAATGCGAAGGAATGGTACACCTAATTCACCGAGAATAATACCAAGTTGTTCGTCATCAATAATTACACCGCCGCATTCCTGAGAGCCACTGAACAGCTCAAGATTTTCATTAACAGGAATATCTTCAACTTCATCAAGTTGTTCTTTTGTTAAAAGTACTTGAAAGAAAGGTGTTTCAACTCCTTGATATGAACCAATGAGTCCTGAAATATCTTGTATGCTATATGCGTCCCAGTCAATTAAAGGCCATAAATCGCCTACGGAATAATCTGCCTTACAGTAAAGGATTGCTCCATTGAGTGGAGTGCCAGGGGTGCAAGAAACCTGAAAGATTGAGTCTTTTATATATCTTCTTGTTTGCTTTGATACGATAGTTGTTCCTGTAAGAACCCAAGTATCGCGTATCTCTGCATTGTTCTTGCCAACGAGGCTTAACAAATAATCGACATTGCTAATCATATTCAATTAGTAAAAAAGGCAGCTTGTTAGCTGCCTTGTATGATTAGTTGTAACTTGCTTCTCTTAATCTGTTGTGAATTGTCAACATTGTGTATTCAATCAACTTCTCAGATTTTTGATCTGTTGCCCAACGATTTAAGAACATTCTTTTTGAATGTCGATTCTTTGGATGTTTAAGACAAAGAGTTAAGTAACCTCTTACAACAGTTCTTAAATAGAAATCGTCAATAACTTCATCGAGTTCTTCAAGTACTTCGTTGATAATATCAACTGGGTCCTCTCGACATACATCATCTTCAGGAGATGTCCAACCGCCAACTTCTTCAGCAGCAATCAAATCCTCAAGTGTGTTCTTTCCGTCATCGTCAATTTCCAATGACATTGAAACAGCTTTATCGTCAGCAGATGGCTTGTACATAACCTCAACGATTTTCCATCCCATCATACCAGCGAATGAAGCGCCGACTTCAAACTCAGGCTTTGTTAAATATTGCGACATAAATGCAAGTGTTGCAGAAGTAGTTTTATCGTCAAGCTCTTCTTTTTCGATAAACTTACCACCTGTCTGTCTTTTCTTAATTAAAGACTGCATATACGACCAACATATTTCAAACATTTTCGCCCACACTTCCTGTGAGCGGCCGTTTTCAAGGTATTCCTTCTGAAGAGCAAATAATTGCTGCTCTGTTTCTGGTTTGCTTTCGATGTCGCCATAAAAGTTATCAAAGCGATGAGGGTCCTTTTCAACTTCGACTTCCTCAATCAAATAATGCTTTATATCAAAATCAACCATAATGATATATTAACACAAAAAGCGTGATCACGAAGACCACGCCTTAAAGGTATTAAAATGATAGATTAGATGCTATCTTCATTTACCATTTTTGATGTTACGAGACGGAAATTATCAACATCGAATATTACGCCTACACCATTTGGCTGATCTGCTTCAAGCGGTGAAACTTTCACGTGAGCAGTTCTTGCACCACCAACAAGTTTGTTGAGGTAATCATAAACCAAAATTGAAGCAAGACGGAAACTGAACTCAGGAATGTTTCCTACTTCGTTCAAGTTCATAACAGGCAAGTCGGTATCAACTTCTGCGCACATATTGCTGTAACGCATATTCATTGACTTTTCACCGTCTTCATTTTTGTTGTAAAACTCGATTGTCTTCCATCTCCACTGTGATGATGGGAAAACGCCATCGAACATATTCATCTTTGTAAGCAATGTTGGAATGTCAACATCAAACTCAACCATATTGTTTTCATCAGGACAAATCTGTTTGAGAACTTCATCCTCAGGATATTCACAAAGTGTTTCAGGAACTGTGATGATTGCATTGAATCCAATCTGAGGAACTTCAATCAACATATACTGACCATCTTCAGAATATGTTACATTGTAAGTACCTGCAAGTTTTGAAATTGCAGAAAGCAATGCAAATGTATTCTGTGGAATGTAAACCTTTTCGCCGTTTGTCAACTGATCTGGGACAGTCTTGTCAATGATTGAGAATGCCTGGTCACAATAAAGGATTTTGTTATCCTTCAATGACAAACCCGAAACGCGGTCATTACCAACCATATTGATAAACTTACCTACAGTTTCCATAAATGAAACAACATCAGGTGTAATTGTTGCAGCAACTGTGTTTGCGGCAAACTTTTCAGTTTTCTTTGAAGGAAGAGCAGCAAATGCCTCTGTGAAGTCTGCTTCATCAAGCAAATCAAACAAGTTTACAGAAATGCGTGATTTACCGTTTGATACGATAATCTTATTTGCCTGAACATCAGCAGTTGCAACATCTGCGCCAGATGCCATATAAACTTTTTCAAAAGCCTGAATAAGCTGTGTTACATCAACATTGAAGTAACCGTTTCCTGAAAGTTCAACATCAGTAACTTCAACTGAGAAGTCAACAACATTTCCGCTTCCGTAAATTGAAGCGTAAAGTTTGTCAGCAAGCTTAAACATATAATGTGAAGCTTTAATGGAAACATCAGATACTGTCTGTGATGTTTTTACAAGTGTACTGAGCTTTGAAAGCTCATTCTTTGAAAGTGTAAATTTCATTTCAATACCTCTATTTAGAAATTATGTCCATAAAATTGAACTTATTTTTATATTAACTTATTAGCCGCCATTTTCTTCAGCAGTTCTTGATTGTTGAAAGTCTTCAAGATCTTTCAAACACTGTTCATATCCTGCATTCCAAAGTTCTTTAAGAGACATAGCAATGTGTCCTGAGAAACTCTTTCCATCTTTGCGGAATATTTGTTCGCTAGGCTGCATTGTAAGACCTGTTTCAAGTCCATTTTCATTCAGCCACTTTTTGTAGTTCTTCATATATCAATATTAACTAAAATTATGATTATACCCTATCGGGTACAATTTTCAGTAATTTACCAACTTTTGTACCCTATCGGGTATAATTGCAACCCACTTTTTTAGCTATATGGGACAATAATAATATGAAAAATATGAGGATTTTATTTATTATTTTTGAACTTTTTGAAATCTTCTTTTATATTATTACTGTAAAAACAAACAAATTAAGGAGTAACTTATGACTAGAGAAACAGCACGCTCATTGAACGAAGAATTCGGACAGATGGTAGAAGAGTTCTGCCGCAAACACAATCTTGAAAAGATCAACTGCCGTCTTACATATACTGACGCAAGCCTTGATTGGAAGGTAACAACAAAGGCACTTGATGCAAACGGCGAACGCAAGATTGATCCTGCACTTGAAAATCGTGCAAAATGGTTCATCACAAAGAATGGTATCAAGGCTCCTGAAAAGGTTCTTGGAACTTATGTTGAAGTTTCTGGCCTTGGCCGCTGCAAGATCAAGGATTTCAATTCTCGTTCTCCAAAGTACGCCTTCTCCGTTGAAACAGCTTCAGGAAAGGTTTATCGTACAACTGTTTGGAGCCTCAAGTTCTAATTGAAACGGGCTTCGGCCCGTTAATATAATCAATAGGAGTAAAAATGAACGCAGTCGCAATGGTTGCTTGGTTCTTTGTTTTTGCAACACTTTTCTGGGCAGCTACTCACATTAAGATTCAGAAGGTTAGGTACAACATCTCAAGTGATGATTGTCCTAAAGAAATAAAGGAAGCTTATTTCCGCAAGCATCCTGGTGCAAAATGGGTTCTTGAAATGGAAGCTTCATTTGACAAAGTCAACAAACATATGAAAGACTTTGCCCATTATTTGAAAGACACTGAAGAAATAAAAGAGCATAAGATTTCTGGCCTCGCTGCTATTGAAATTATGACAGTGTTGACAATGGGACAGGAGCTTTTGGGAAGCGCTTACAAGAAACTTGTCAAAATATCACCGCGTAAAGCAGACCGCATTATTTCCAAGTATGGAGCAAAAGCTGCAACTGAAAAGTATTTCGGTGACTTCATTGAAGACTTCTACTACACAGCTTTTGTTCTTGATGAAATGAGAGGGAAGATTGAAAGAAAAGAAGAGTTCGACTTCTCGAAAGAAACTTGCGCTTCTTGTAAAGAAAGAGCACACAACATAAGGATGCAATATGCTGCATAAGATCAAAACCTTTATAAGAAACACCTGCGTATTTGACAATCTTTATGGCTTTTATTGTCCTGATTGTGCAGAGGTTTATCAAAAGCCAACTGCTTATGTTCGCAGGATGTGGGATGAGAAACAGAAATGTTTCAAAAAGTACATTCAGTGTGATGAATGCTTGAGAACAACTCCTGCATATAAAAACAAAGTTGAAGCTGTTGAACAATGGGGAGATCAGTGGGAAATTGTTCAAGGCTCAGAAGGCATACTTAATAAGATTTGAGTTAATATAATCGTATGGTTGTATATACATACGATTTTGAAGGCCGCTTTTTCAAAAACCCAGTTGCAAAGTTTTGCTTGGATAATTTGAAAAAGCAGTTGCATAATGTTGAAATAAAAACTTTCCAAGAAAAAGACCTACCTATAGAAGAGTGCAATCATTCAAAGATTGCAGAAACATATCCGTTCAAACTTGACCAAATTAGAATGAAAATGGCAATGGATTGTAAAGATGACTGCTTGACAGTTGACGGAGATGTTTTCTTTCCTGATATTAAAGAAATAATCAAACATAAGAATACTGTTTTCGCAGATGCTCGCTTAACTGATAAGCCTTATATCAACAATGGTACTTTTATGTATACTTCAAGAAGAAACGAATGGGTTCGTTATTACTACGACTTATACAACATTCGTCCTGAAGAACTTAAGAATAAGTCAAATATTCAAGTGTTTGACGAGTACCCGCATAAAGGTATAAGAATGAACACTGACGCGAAGTGTTTGCATTGGCTTATATCGAAGTTTGATGAATTCCATAAAAGATACCCAAATGCAAAGACAATTTATTATACTTACGGGGCAGAAGAAATCAATGACAAAGTTTATTGGCGTCTTGCAAACTGTGATGTTCCTGTGAAGTATATTGACTTTGCAGATGGCGGAACTGTTTTCTTTTTTGAAACATTGTTCCCAGGACTTGACCAAAAAGAAGCATTTGAGTTGTGGAAACAACAATTATGTTATACATATCAAAGAGATTTGAAATTTGAGGAAATAAATGGCTAAGAAGAAAGAAGTTAAACCTACAGGATGTCGCCTTTGCAAGTATCGTGTTGCTCCGCCTAAAGGACCTAACAATGAAAGAGTTCCTTGTTGCTGTTTCGGATATACAATCAATGATAAGGAGAGACCAGCTGATTGTGGAGAACTCTTTACTGAAACCGATTATTACATCCGACATCCTGAGGAACCTTAAACTAATTTGTATGAAGACCTTACCTAGAAGACGCACAATTTCAAAGATTTTGATTCTCCTGGGCCTTATATTCTTTACAGTAATTTTACTTAATGGCTTAGGAGTCATTCCTTATCTCTCCGCGTTCCCTAAAGCTGCAATCGTTACAATCAATGGGTGTATGATGGCTTTTCAGATTTTTGCATTCTCTCTTGCAATGATCATCTCCAATGGAAAAGTCTTCAAAATAGTATTCCCAATTAACTTTTTTATGCTTGCATCTGCAATTCTTAATTTTATTCACGAAGGATTTATCAACTGCGGGGCAGGAATGGCATTTTCATTATTGGGATGTTGTTTAGTCTATACATTGTGGCGTTACATTAAAAGATTAAAACAGGACGAAGAAGACCTTGACAGAGCTGCATACACTGACCAACTTACAGGATGCTTGAACAGACGCGGACTTTTGCGTGAACTCGCAATGAAAAGTGAGATGGGAAAAGACTTTTATCTTATGTTCCTTGACCTTGACAATTTCAAACAAGTTAATGATACTTTAGGACACGACGCTGGAGATGAATTACTTTGTGAAGTTGCTACAACTTGGAGCAAACTTCCGTCAAAATATCCATTCACAGTTTGTCGTTTAGGCGGAGATGAGTTCGCAATCATTTATGAAACAAAAGATAAAGAAACAACAAGAGAGTTTGTAACTAGTGTTCTTCATTCAATTACAACACTTCAGTCAAAGTTTGCAAATTATGTTTCTGCTTCTGCAGGTTTGGCATTATATGATGAAGATACTGCAGACTTACAACAGTTGCTTTCTTATGCAGATACCGCAATGTATAAAGCAAAACTTGGTGGCAAGAACGATTATTATTTCTTTGACCAAGATATGTACCAAGAAATAATGAGACGTTATTTAACTGAAAAGGATTTGAAAAATGCTATCAAGAATAATACTTTTGAAATGTTGTATCAGCCACAGTATGAAATCAATTCACACAAGCTTATTGGTTTTGAATCTTTGATAAGATTAAAGAATAAGAAAGGTGAGTACATCAATACACAGCAGTTTATTCAAGTTGCAGAAAAGAGCGGACTTATTTATGAAATTGATATGTGGGTAATGCATAATGTAATGAAACAAATGAGAGACTTTGTTATCTTACATCCTGACATTGAAGTATCAATAAATGTTTCAGGCAAGCATATTACAAATAAAGGCTTCGTTGAGAATGTCATTGACTCTCTTTCTGAAACGGGCTTCCCGCCAAAGAACTTGAAGATTGAAATAACTGAAAGTTCATATATAAGATATATTGAAGAAGCTGCACAAGTTGTTCAAAGATTAAAAGTTCTTGGTGTTAAAACAGCTTTGGACGACTTTGGAACAGGCTACTCTTCATTAAATTATTTGTCAAAAATGCCTGTTGATATGTTGAAGATTGATAAGTCATTTGTTGATAAAATGCTTACTAAAGAAAGTGATAGATCATTCGTTGATATAATCATTAAACTTGGACATCTTATGGGATGTAAAGTTATTGCTGAAGGTGTTGAAGATCAAACTCAACTTTCAGCTTTGGCTTTTTTAGGTTGTGATTATGTTCAAGGATATGTTTGGGGTAAACCGATGCCACTTGAGGTTTTAAGTAACTGCTTATAAAAATAGGCGAGCAAAAAGCTCGCCTTTTATTTTATTTATCTTTTAATATGCCTAATGCTTGTCCTTTGACCAACCAACTTATACCGAAGAATGTCAACGCAATGGCTTCAACTATAAATGTTTTTGCAAAGAAACTTACAGGAATAACCATCAATACCAAGGCACAAAGCATTCCAATTCCACAAACTCGATAAATAATATTTCTTATCTTTTTCTGCTTTGTAGGACTTTCTTCACCAAGTGTAAACAAGAACAAACTGTTAATTGAAAGTAATATAAAGAATGCACAAGCAGAAATACAGTGTATGATATTTGAAATTGCTACAGGAAGTTGGAAGAATCCTACCGTTGCTCCTGCAACTGTACAAGCACAAGGGAAAAGAACAATCATAATTCCAAATACACCGCTGATTGTTGTAATAAGATTATCACGCCAATCATAACCATCATAACACATAAGAACAATCGAAGCAGCAGTAAGAATACCTGTCAAAGCGGGACAGATATAATATGTTGCTGAAATTGAAAGTGTTGACCAAAATGCAGCAGGTACACCTGTTGCAATGCTAACGATAACCGCGCCAATTAAAGAAATCCAAGGTAAGATCATTCCAAGGAATCCTGCCCAGTTTCTAATGCGCTTTAACCATAATTCTTTACTTGTCATTTTATCTCCTAAAAAGTAATTGTAAATGCAAATGTAAAACCGCCTGCAGCAGTTGCAGTTCCACCAATTCCTAAGAACAAGTTTTTAATGTTTTGTTGTTCAGGAGTCCAAATTGGCAAACATCCAATAACAAGACAAGGTACTCCTACAGCGAGTTCAACATAAGCAGTTGTACGAAGTCTCTTTTTCATTCTTGTTAATGCAGCAATCTCTTCAGCCATTTTTGTAGCTAATCTTAAGTTTGCTTCAATCTGTATCTTCAAACTTTCTGTTTCTTGTTGCATCAAACCAAGTTGTTCATTGACTATCCCGAGGTCCTGCAGTTGGCTCTTTGTCATCTTCTCCAGAATCTTTATTAAATTGCTGTAATGTGTTAACAATTCGTTCATATGTTGCAGCTTGTTCTTCTGCGATTCTCCAACCATAGTCGATTGCGTCAGATACCCCATCAAAAGACTGTTTGATAATTTCTGCGTTTTGTTGAGTAATGTCAACTTCTCGCTCAATTTCGCTGATACAAAGTCGGGCTGCGTCATTTGATTTGCCAAGCTCTTGTACTCCTCTAAGGACTGCATATCCAGCATCAACTGCGGACTGTCCTGCAGGTCTTGTAATACCAAGTTCGTCCAATAACTTATCTGCTGTATCTCGTTCGAGTACGATTCCTGAGACAAGCTGTTCGCTAGCTCCTGAAACTCCTCCAAATCTGATAAAGCGTCCTGCGAGAAAACAGGTGACACCAAACACAACAAGACAACCAAGCTTAATAAAAAACTTTTTATCGATCTTAATTTCCACATTTCTGCCTCTTATTAGCAATTAGTAGTTAATATAGATATTGCGAGGTATCAAAATATGAAAGATTTGAAATTAAATGGATTTCATTACGATGACACTATGGTTGAAAACCTTGGTGAAGTTTATTACGAGCGTGATGACAATGAAGATGACTATCTTGCAATCTTTCCTGATACAGAAGATTCTGAAAGAAGCGTGATTATTTTCTATGTAGGTTGTCAAATTGCATTTGTTACAACATTCATCAATGAAGCAGAACACGCAGGAATTGAGGCTTACATAAATGACCGCATTTCAAAGTATTACAAAGACTAATTGTTAATGATAGTCAAAAAATATAACAAAGAAACAAAACAAAATTCATACTTTGCCTGCTATGATGTCGAGCAGGCCGACTTTTGCTTTTGGGTAACAGATAAAGCTGGTGCAAGAAGCATATCTGAAGACACTGCAGCAAAACTTGTAAATTACTTGTATGTAAATAACAAGATTGGTAAAGCATATAAAGTGGAGGTTATAAATGGCTTTGAGTCAAAGACCTGATCCTTATTACAAAAACTTATTCCTTAAAAACTATCGAACACCAGAAGAAGCAGAAGAACAGAAAGCAAACACTGATGAGTTTGCGATGTGGCTTATTGCAAATCCTGAGCAGTTCAATCCTATATTCAAGTGGTTTATCAATTTTTACTTTAATGGCCTTGATGAAAATGTAAAAGTAATTGCTTTTGAAGATGACCTTATTCGCTGTGCAAAAGCAGGTGTTACAAAACCTTTATTCATTGATGTCACTGCACAGGGATCTGTTGAAAACTATTCAATGTTCGGCATTATGTGTTTGTTCTTCAAAGAACCTTATGACTTTGACCAGGAAGAAGTTGATTATGTTCAGGACATTCTCGAAGAAATAAGAATTAAGTCAGAGTTGTTTACTTGGAAGAAATGCGACTGGGATTACTTTATTGAAAAGCATTGGTATGTTGTTTGTTCAGACATCTTAAATAAGCTTGCAAGTGATTACAATGTTTTGAAAGATTCTTTTATTATTAAAGAAACAACAAGAGTTCTTGAAAAGAAAAACTTTGGCGTTCCTGTTGAGTTTATTGCAAAAGATGACAACTTTGACCCGCCACATTCAGGTTATGGTGTTGATTTAAGCAAGTTCTTTCCATCTTATAATAAGCCACTTGTTGTTACAATGTCTGAATGTACTCATCTCGCCAATTCTTGTGATGCTGATTTAACCAAGCAATCATTGGCTTAATATCATCGCCGAAGACAAACTGCACTTGCCAACATTGGTCCATTTTGCATCTGTCTTTCGGCCTTAGCCAACCCTTAACTTCAACATATTGCCCAGCTACAATAAAGTCTGGGTAAAACTTTGAAATCTTTCCAGTGTCATTGATATATTCAATACTTTCGGAAGTGTTTCTCTCAACGATTTTTCCTTCCTTTTCTGTTTGATAAAGATAATATGCAAACTCCCAATAAGAGTCAAACTTCATTCCGTGTGCCATACCTTTATGACCTTGCTGATGATACATTTTTCCACTACAAGTCAACACAGGCTCAAGATGTTTCAAACGGCAGGCGTCATCTACTTGTTCATCAATCATTTCGTCAATTTCATCTGGACTGATGATTTTCTTTCGATATTTTTTCATATTATTTAGTGCAAAATTGAACTTTGCACGAGTGTCTTTTATATTATTATTGTAAATCACGAACAATAACCGCCAAGGAGGATACTATGGCACTTACAGGACAGGAACTTCAGGACAAACTTTTCAAGGACGCAACTCGTCTTTTCGCTTTCTCTGAGGCATGTCCTCGTGAGGAAAATCCATACCGCTTCAAGGCACTTTTGATGGTTGAAGCTCTTGCTTCTGCAAAGGACGAAATCCTTGCAAAAAATCCAAAGAACAAGTTCTTGAACGACTTCATTCCTTCAATCATCGAACAGTACAAGGACAAAGGCTACCTTTCAAACCGTCAGGTAGAAGTTGTTGAAGGAGTTCTTGCAAAGAACGGTTTCAATACTGAGGCAATTCTTGAGGCTGCCCGCAACGAAACAGAAGATGCTTTTGTTGAACTTCAGAAAGCTCACGCAGAAGTTATCAACAATGTTTATCTTCCTCGAGCTCGCGCTGAATATGAAGCATACTGCGAACAGTGCAAAGCCCAGGCTGCTCGCCGCTGGCATCGCCGCCCTGTTGGTTCTTATCAGTACAAAGCATACTAAGGAGGAGAGAAATGGAAGTAGGTACAATCCTCGTTGCAGATGTTAAAACTTCTGCAGGCAATTATGTGAACTTTTTTGTGGTTTCTTCTCTTCAGAAGAAAACATTCTACGCAAAACGCATTGGTCTTCAGGTTGTTGCAAAGTCAACAATCGGTAAGAAACAGACAAATATGATTAAGCCAAATCCTGCTGATGTTTTCGATAAAGAATTCAAGATCAGTGCAGACATTCGCGGCGCATTCATTGGCGATGACAAAGA